CCTCCCGGTGCTGGTGAGTTGTCCGTGAAGTAATTGTCACCATCTTCGGTCGGTTCCAAGGCGACGATCCGACGGCCTTCGTTTCGCGTGATCAGGCCGGTTTTGTACAGGTTCACGGCACGGTCGGCCTGTGCCTTTTGATCCTCGGCCAGTGCTTCGACGTTGGCGTAATCCCATTTGAGTTGCAACCGACCGGACGGGTCGTAAATGCTTAAAAGACGTTCGTTCAGCGTCTGCCGGATCAGCTCCTGAAACGGCACGATTGAATTGATCCAAGCGGCCCGCTGTGCCTCACGATAATTGCTGTAAGTTTTGCCGGGGTCAGGAAGTCCCAGAAGCATGGGAGACAGGCCCATTGCCGATGTGATGCGTGCGACCGCGTGCATGTCCACATCCGTCAGCATCATGTCGCGTGGCATGGTTCCGAGGCTGGAGACGTTCACCGGAGATGAGAAAACAAGCGGTTTGCCTTGGCTGTCCATGCTGATGCTGTCCATGATCGTCGTGCGAAGTTGGTCCCGCTGCTTTTCTTGGATCACATTTTCACCACTCGGAGTCACCACAATATTCGTCACGCCAGCGTTCTTCAGGATGGCCCCGGTGTAGCCTGAAAGCATGTTCACCAGAGCGATTTCACGACAACACGCCAGAAGCGGAGTGTAGCCAAGCCGGTCGTTCCAGCTGTCGATTCCACGCTTGAACACGATCATTTGATCGGGCGTAAAGACTTCGATTCGGCCCGTTCCAGCAGGCAGATATTTCCACTGGTTCAGCCATCGGCTGCCATCGGTGGGGAAGTCCGGTGCCATCTGTCTGGCGTCCATCCAGTACAGCTCACCGACACTGCCCGCGTTGGTGTTGGCGATGTAACCGAACGCCGTGCCACTGGTCATCAAGTCGGTTACGATCGCACTGATCAGAGCGTGGCCGGAGTAGATGGGGTTGGGACATTTGAGGATGTCCAGAACGGGGTGGCCTTCCAGTTCCACTTCCTCGCCAAACTTGGTTTTGATATAGAGTTTCAAGGGTACGCTGGTGACGTTGCGGGTGATCCAGTCCAGCCCCAGTGCGACTACTGGATTCTGTCGGAAATCACCGGCCTCGGAAATCCAGTCGAATCGTGCCGATGGTATTTGTCTGGCACGTTGAGCGTAGACTGATCCACCGCCGCCACGCCCGGAGAAGAGCGTTTTGACGCCGTTTGTAAGGCCGCTGATCATCTGTCCAAAGTAGTTCACGGTGGTGCTCCTAAGCCGGAATCAAGTAATTATCAGCCCATATCTTAACTCTTTTTGAATTAGAGCGATACGCCCACTTTCCTGAATAGGTAATTGAAGGCCAGCGAAAGCCCATCCACCTGGTCGTCCACCTGATCTTTTTCGCCGTTGAAGTCAGCGATCTCATCGAGAAAGGCGGTGATCCAATTACCCTTGACCAGCACGATCCCACCGCGAGCCGCTTCCTTGGCCGATGGTAACGCTCGTTGGTACTTGCCGCCGGTGTGACTCTCTTCGACCACGTGGTAATCAGACAAAGCAAGTCGGGTATATTGGTTGATTCGCTTGCCCGCTGATCCCGGTTCGCGCTCCAAGATAATCGACACATCCTGCCCGTCGGTCTCGGCTGTCTGCTGCTGGATCTTGTCCAGCTCGTCAGGTCCCCACTGGCCACGGATCACGGAATCGACATAATACTTGCCGTCAATCTTGTGCATCCGTAAGCCCACCGAATGATCGCCGCCACCACTGGTGGCTGCGGTGTCCCATGACCGGACTGAGAGACGTTCACCGTCTGGCAATTTGTCCACCGATTGGAACCAGTGCCGTTTGTAGAGAGTCCCGCCCGGTTCAACGAACTCACCACCAAGTTCTTGCCGTTGCCAGTCTGCCGACCCGATTGACGAGACGGATGAAACGAAGTCGTCGGGGTTGAACAAGTTGCTTGCGGAGGTGGCTGTGGTGACGGAAACGTGAGCCTTTTTGACGAGATCGTAAAGCCAGTGCCGCGTGCCCCTGGGCGTGCTGGTCATCCACGCTTGACCGGGTGATTGCCTAAGGCGACCGATCGCGATGAGCCATGTCTCCTCGTCCATCATCGCTGACTCGTCCAGCCAGACCCACCCCAAGTTAGGACCACGGAGTCGGTCGGGGTTGTCAGCCGATCGCCAATAAATCGTCCGGTTGCCTTTGAGCACCATTTCATAATCGGATTTGTTGAACGATTCGATCAATCCCGCAGGTCTTGCAATCTCTAAAAATGCCCTGAGTGATGCGGTTCGCAACATGGGGAATGTTGGAGCCAATACCATGCCGGTGCTGTTGGATGGCATGGTGAGCACCTTTAACGCACCTGCAAAAGTTTTGCCTGACCCGATCCCGCCGATGAATGCTGTAAACTTCGATTCGTCAGACCAAAATTGCTTCTGTGGGTCAGTCGCCTGAAGTAATGTTTTCTTTGCCATCGGTGACTTCCGGTTTGGGTAACTCGACCAGGATGCCGTAATCGTCGGTGCTGATTTGTTCAACCGAGATGGGATTTGCCAGCTTGCCCTCGACACGGTCATAAATTGCTGACCAGAAACGAAAGTCGCCTTTCAAGGCGTTCTGGATCGCGACCGTAATAAAGCCTTCCACTAAATCTGGCCGGGTGTCCAAGCGTCTCTCAAGCACGTCCGTAAAGCGTTTCTTAGGCCGCCCACCGGGGTTGCCAGATACGCCTTTAGCCCATCGGGTGTGTTCGGGTGGTGGTGGTGTAGGCATAGCGTGTTATTTGCCTGTTCTCAGGCTGATTCTCGAACGGCTACCATTCCGGTCAGATTCTCCCACCGTTTGACGATCACGTCACAATATTGTGGGCTGATTTCCATGCCGTAGCACTTGCGGTTGAGTTGTTGGGCGGCGATGAGTGTTGTGCCGGAACCGAGGAAGGGATCGTAAATATCGCCGGGCCAGCAATCAGAGATAAACTCGGAGAGTTTCACTGGAAATACGGCAGGATGCTCGCATTCAATTCCACGTGCCTTGTGACGCATGATTCGCAAGACACTATCTGGTATTTTCAAGGCCTGCACGTTTTGGCCAGAATGCGAATAGCCTTGTACATCGCCATCTTTAGCACGAAGTCCAGAGCCATGATTCTTCTCTCCAGCGTGAATACAGTCAATGATTTTTAATGGCTTTACTGTCAGTTTGTTGAAATGAAATACGAACTCAAAGGATGGAGCTAATCTCCCGTTCCAGTCTCCTGGTAGTCCGGGGCCTTGATCCCACACATACCAACCAAAACGCTTCCAGCCTTGCTGCCGCATCCACTCAATCCAACCGTCCCAATACGGTATCCATTCGCCATCCCGATGAATCAATCCAAGATTAACCAGGACCTGACCAGACTCAGACATCGGCAGATTCTGAAACACTCCCTGCATGAGTCCGTCCCAGTTCTGGACTTTGGCTTTCCCTTCGACTGTGTAGTCTCTCTGTTGCCCGTATGGTGGGGAAGTAAAGCAAAGATCCGCTTTCACCCCATCCATCAACCGTGCCACGTCATCCGCATTCGTCGAGTCGCCACAAAGCACCCGGTGCTCACCGAGAATCCATAAATCGCCAGCCTTGGTGATCGGGTCAGCGGGTGGCTCCGGAATCTCATCTTCAACGATCTCTTTATCTGCCCCCAGTAGCTCACTCCCCAACCCCTCCACAAGTGCATCAATCTCGCCATCACTATACCCTGCCGCCGTGGTATCGAACTCCTCCGACTGCAACGCCCGCAAGGTCTCAGCCAGCGCCGTGGTATCCCACTCGGCAAGTTCTGCCGTGCGATTGTCGGCAATCGCGTAAGCGGTCGCAGCCGATCCAGTGAGCGACGATTCGACCACCTTGATATCAGTCCACCCTAGTTTGACTGCGGCCATGTAGCGACCGTTGCCCGACAGGATGATGCCCTTGGAGTCGATCACGATCGGGTGTTGCTGGCCAAACTTGCGTAAGCTGGCAACGATCGCGTCAATGTTCCGCTCCCCATGCTTTCGCAGGTTGGCAGGGTCTTGACTGATCGAGCTAATGGCAACTGTCTTGATCTTCATGCGTGTCTCCGTAAGTAACCAACGTAACTATCTTACCACCGATCCTACCGAAATCACACACCACCTGCCACGGACAACAGTGACATCATGAACTCGTGATACTTGGCAATCGCGAACGCCGATCGTTTGTCCGTTGCTCCCCTCAGCGGGTAGAGCGGGTCAGTCTTCTTGGCCGATGGCCCGTAGATTGACTCCAATCCAGCCCGAAGCGTCGCGTCATTAAGTTTGCCGCCGGCGGTGATCCACTGACCATATTCACGCCGCTTATAGACTGTGATCGAGATGGCACGATCCTCAGCCTTCTGCAAAAGTCGACCAATAAAGTACATCGTCTGGATCGACGAATCGCCGACCGGACGCCCCTGGCACGCGAACCCTTCGATTGCAATTTCGGAGGTGTCCACCCAGATTGCACGCAACATGTGCATGATGTCGGCGTTGGCGATCTTGTCGGCCGACAAGATGTTAGGGTGTTTAATCTTGCCCGGCCCGATAATGCAGATTCCAGAATGCGTGCTGCCGGGGTCGATGCCGATAATGGTCATGATCCTACCTCCTCTACTCGACTGATTTCCCAATCGAGATATTGCCGTGCTTTTTTGAGATCCTGCAACTCAGTCCCTTTGTACGGCGCCCGCATCACATATTTAAGAATATTGCCACGATAAAAGGTCTCGTAAGCGCAAATCTCGATTGGCTCAATTCCGCTCGGATGGCTGGTGTAGTGCTTCGGATGTTTAATCGGGTCGTGTTGCGATTT